ATAGAAACCGCAACAATTAAAGAAGACCGAGTTTTTACAGTCACTTACGATAACGGAAAGTATGACAAAGTGGTGTTAGAAAACAACATTATAAAAATACACGAACCGCGTTAATATTGTTGCTAACACCTATATATAAAAACCCTTTCAAACCCCTAGTAATTAAAGCATAATAGACATGAATATTCGAAAATGGGAACACAACTATTCGAGAGATTGCGACATAAAATATCAATCGGAGGCAACCCGTAGAACATACAAGTATTGTGTCTCTAAATTTTTAAAACAATTTTCGAGTGCTGTTGAGCCTAAAGCAATTCCAACTGCAGCAATAAAAACCTGGCTACTTACTTTCAAAACCTTAAACACCCGAAAGCAAATGCTGTGCAGCGTTGCTAGTTTTTATAAATTGACTGTAAATATGCCTTCTAAAATTAGTAAAATTCCCTACCCAAAGAAAGCAAAAACATTACCCCAGGTGATAGATACTAATTTCTTAATCAACCGAATTAATGACATACCTAATTTAAAGCATAAAGCAATTTTAATGCTCGGCTTTAGTTGTGGCCTTCGGGTGAGCGAGGTTTGTAATTTGAAAATGCAATGTATCGACCGCGCCCGTATGATGATTTTAATTAAAAACGGAAAAGGCAACAAAGATCGTTTTGTGGTAATGTCAGCAAACTTGCTACACACTTTTGAAGAATATGCCTGCGAATTCAAACCAAAAATATATCTATTTAACGGGCAAAAACCCTTTTCTAAGTATACCCGATCAAGCGCAAATAAATTAGTAAAAAAGTACTTAGGTAATCAGTACCATTACCATCAATTAAGACACTCAAATGCAACGGCACTTCTAGAAGCAGGCACAGATATTTCTATAATACAAAAGCTACTAGGGCATAGCGATATTAAAACCACCCAAATATATACACACGTATCAAAAAAAGCACTTTCAAAAGTAGTTATGCCAATGTAAAAAAGCACAAACGCACAAATTGTACATGAATTTACAAATTACAATTCACAACTTTACACTCTCATAGTTTAATTAAGTTGGGTTGTTAGTATGAATTTGTTTAATCAAGCATTTGCAAATTTAGGTCAAAAAAGGGCAACCGGTTCACTAACCGGTATGCCTTTCTTTGGTTTTGGCGCTGGGGCCACTACTAAGGCTGGCGGAAAAATAAATACCAATACCGCTTTAAAGATTTCCGCTTTCTTTTGCGGGGTCACCACCATCGCCAATAGTTTAGCGCTCTTGCCTAAACACGTAATGACAAAAAACAAAGGCAAGATTAATTTACTGAACGACCACCCTGTTGATTATATGATTCATAACGAACCAAACAAGCTAATGACTGCTTTTAGTTTTTGGTTTTCTTTTGCGGTTTGTATGCTAATGAAAGGCAACGGCTATGCGCTGATTGTTCGCAATGGTTCAGGGGTGCCGATTTCAATGACCCTTTGGGATAATGAAGATGTTACCCCAATGTTTTATAATGGCGAATTGTTTTATAAACATAGCAAACATAAAACTTTATTTTTTGCTTCCGAAGTATTTCACGTGCCAGCGTTTTGTTTTGATGGTATCTCAGGGCGGTCGGCCTTGCAGTATGCCGCTGATAATTTAGGCGTTTCACTCGCTGCAGATGAATTTGCTGCAGATGCTTATGCTGATAAAGGGTTGAATTATGGAGTAATTGAGGTGCAAGCCGGTATTGATATCACGAAACCAGGTAAAAACGCTTTAAAATACACATTTGAAAAGAACCTAGCAACCGGCAACAAAGATCGTGTCACCGTTCTTGACGAAGGTATGCGATACCGACCTATTTCGATCACCCCTGCAGAATCTGCTTTTATAGCTGCCAAGGCACAAGGGGTTGAAGATATTGCGCGCTGGTTGTCTATTCCTTTGCATAAACTGCACGCAAAAGGCGAAGGCGGCTATAATTTTTTGGTGCAAATGTCTATGGAATACCTGCAGACCGCTGTGCAGCCATTAGGTCAAAAAATCAAAGAAGAAATACAACGAAAATTATTGTCGCGTGATGAAAAGGTGATAAACGGCGCTTATATTTTTATGAATTACCGCAAACTGCTAGAGGTTGACCCTGCAGCAAGAGCGCAATATTTTAAAGATATGGTCTATATCAAAGCAATGAACCCTAATGAAGTAAGGGCCGCCGAAGATATGTCGCCGTATGCTGGTGGTGATGAATTTTTGCAAATGACCAATTTGCAAACGCAAGACGAGATTGATAAAAAATTGAAAGATGAAAAACAAAAAGTTGAACAAACCGCAAACTAGAGGCGCCGAATTTCGAGCGGAATCGATAAACGAAGAAAGTCGAACGGCTGAATTCGTGATTTCTACTGAGGCGGTTGACACCTATGATACGGTGTTTATGGCTAGCGGTTGGGATTTGGCACGCTATCAAAAAAACCCTGTGGTTACCTTTCAACACCGCGACAATGACCCTGACCCTAACATGGTAATTGGTACGTCTGAGGTTTTTGTTGATGATGAAAACCGATTAATTGGGCGTGTCACCTTTGAAGGTGCCGAAGATAATGAGGTTGCAGAAAAAGTATTTCGCAAAGTGAAAAACGGCATTTTACGCGGTGCCTCTATACGGGCAAGCGTTCACGAAGGGCGATGGGGCGAAGAAAAAGCAGGCGAAAATCCTGAGGTTTTATATTTCACCCGAAGCGAATTGATGGCATGGTCTATTGTGACGGTGCAATCAAACCCTGATGCCCTTTCGCGCAATTTCGAAGCGGTTGAAGATTTTAAAAAAGAATTAATACCTGTAGTCGATGCCGAAGAAATTCGCGCCGATGTACCGGGCAATAAAGGTATGAGCAGTTTTGACGCTCAATTATTAATAAATCAAAATTTATAACAATGAAAAGTTCAGTACAATTAAGACAAGAGCGTCAAGTTGAAATCGATGCACAAAAAGAAATCGTTCGGTTGGCAGTTGATGCCGACGGCAAAAAAAGAGATTTGAACGACGCAGAAACGGTAAGTTTTCGCGCGGCTCAAACAAAAATTGAAGCGTTGAATAGTAAAATTACCGACGCTGAAAACTACGAACGCAATCTGCGTGAGGCGGCGGCTACGGCTGGCACCCCTGTTGCTGGTGATCGCGGCGATGGTGAAGGTGATGCAGATGGTGAGGCGCGTGAAATGCGAACAATTTTTGCACAGGCATCTATAGGTAGAGCATTAAGAACCCTTTCGGGGGGCAATCGCTTAGATGGCGCCGAAGCCGAAATGCATGAAATAGGCACCGAAGAAAATCGGGCGGCAGGTGTTGAAACGCCTGACAATGCAGTTTTAAATATTCCTATGCAAATGTTGCGAGCAACGCAACAGACAGTAACAGAAGATAGTGGTGATTTTGGTGCGGCTTTAGTACAAGATCAAGCGCCGCGAGTACAAATGCCGTTCGCGCCTAGCTCAATTTTAGAGCGTTTAGGGGCAACAAGATTGACAGGTTTAACTGGTGGCAAAGTGCCGTTGCCTGTTGCTAGTAATTACGATTTCGCCTGGTTGGGTGAAACCGAAGCGATCGTGCCGCAAAAGAAAGAATTTGCAGGCCCTGAATTATCACCAAACCGATTAGGGGCAGCGGTTGATATTTCAAACCGATTGATTTTGCAAAGTTCGCCAAATGTAGAAGCGATGATTCGCGGACTGATTATCGAAGGTTATGACCGTGCGGTCAATACTGCTGCAATTAATGGCTCAGGTGCCGCCAATCAACCCACAGGTATTTTAAATACTACCGGTGTACAGGCATCTGCTATCGTTGCGGGTGAGGCTGCAAGTAGAGAGGCGATTGTTGAGTTACAGTCGTTGTTGGCAACGGTTGATAGCACAACTGATAGTTTAGCATACCTAATGACACACCTATTGAAAGGTGACTTGATGTCAAGAAAGGCAGATGCTGGCTCAGGGCTTTACTTAATGCAAAACCCCGATTCGTTAGCGGGCTATAAGACGGTGGCAAGTAACTTTGTGCCGCAATTAGGTGGACTTGAAACAATGATTTTTGGTGATTGGAAAAAATTATTTTTAGGAGAATGGGGTGCGCTTTCTGTAGTATCTGACCCTTACGGGGCATTACTACAAAATAGTATGCGCTTAGTTCTTAACGGTCACGCTGATGTTGCAATCGCACAACCAAACGCTTTTGCAGTCAACAAATTTATGGACGCGTCAGCCGCATAAGCTGAACGTTTACGATAACAAGTAAAAAGGCGACCGTTGAAAGGTGGTCGCCTTTTTTAATTTTTTAACAGCCTAATAACAAACTTTAAAAGATGAAAAATTTAATCGGATTAACATTTTTGTTACTCATGGCGCAAGCGGGTGCCGAAGATAATAACGGCGCTGGGGCTGCAACAGGTACAGGTAATACCGCTGTAGGTAAGAAAGGTGGTGAAGAACCAGCACCCAAAGCAAAAACTCCAAAAACTATTGAAATTTTAAAGCCTGTTGCGGGCGCGTTTATGTTGCCGTACAATGTAGGTCAAAAAATACCTGTAGGTGCAAAAGGCGTATCAAAAAAACAAGCTTCCTTAATGATTGAAGCGGGTTACGCGAAATAATATGGCGGCACCAAAAAAAATAAAAGTTCGAATACTGTTGCCTGTGCAGGCGCGTTTCGACGTAAAAAAATTACCTGGTGATACCGCCTTGGTGCCTAAAAAAAAGGGCGACGAAATGATTGCCTTAAAATACGCCGAAAAGGTGAGCAAAAATTAAATGGAAAGTATTATCAATATAGGGGCTTTAATTGCAGGTGACGACTTGATTGCGTTGCCGCTTGCAAAAAAGAATAGCAATATAGAGCATGACGAGCATGACGATTTATTGCAAATCTATTTAGATGCTGCCATTGAAGATGCTGAAAACTATACAGGTATTAAAATCAAAAAAAGAGAAATCACCATTGATTTTAAAGATTGGGCAACGGTGATACCTATAACGGTAAACCCGCTGACGGTAATTACTGAAATCAGTTACAAAGATAAAAACGGTGATAAGCAAGTTATTGCCGAAACTGATTACCAAGTCGCAGCCAATAATTTTGGCTTTGAGCAAACCTTGGTTTTTTCGTTAAATAGTTTTCCGGTGTTAGAATCTGAAAATCGTTTTCCGATAACGTTGGTGGGTGAAGTGGGGTACACCTCAGATGATCTACCAACAGCAATCAAATCAGCGATTTTGTTAAAATTCTCAAACAAAGAATTTTATCGCGAAGAAATGCCTCGCAATGGTGTTGATACAAGTTTTAAAGCGGCGTTGCGGCCGTATAGAAAATGGTAATATGAACAATCATGTTTTTAGCGGGCAATTAAATGCAAGAGTTGAGTTCTTTGAAAATACGAATACGTCAAACGATTCGGGTGAGGTGATTGAATCAAAAACCTCTTTAGGTTTTAAAATGACGCATCGTATTGATGCGGTAGGTGATGAAGATAATGACGGGCGGTTGCTCGGGCTAAGTGTTTGCCGCTTTCAATTGCGTTTTGATGCTGCAATTTTTACAAAAGCAAGTGAATTGATGATTACCGATTTTGATGGCGATTGGGATGTTGTCGGCCCTGCGCGTTTGCTTGATGCGCGACGGCGGTATATAGAGCTAAGATGTAGAAAGCGTGGCGAATCTTGATGTAACAAAAATTGAAGGTTTTGACGAATTAAATGCAAAACTAAAAAAGCTAGATGATAGCCTAAAACGTCGTGAAGTACTGGCATTGCAACGAAAGTTAGCTAAACCAATACAACAGCGATACGCAGCTGCATTGCCTCGGCAAAGTGGCACACTTGCAAGCTCGGTGGCGATAAAAACCGTATCAGCAAGGCGATCAGGGGGCAACCCTAGTATTGTAGTGCGCCCAGGTAAGCGCGGGCGGTTTGATGGTTATTATAAATTTATGGTGATCGGCAAAGGTGATCGCCCAGGTAGTATAAGGCGAGGCAGCCGAAGGGGATTAAATACCGTAGTAACTACGGCACGCGATAAAACCTTACGGCAATCGCAAGCAGGTACTACAAAAGAAGCCGAAGTGCTAGCGGCAAAATTAGTACAAAAGAAAATAAATCGATTAAGTCAATGATACAGGCAGCAAAAACAATACAAGACGACTTGAAGGCAGATACTGCTTTGCAAGCTGTTTTGTTAGGCCGTAGTTATTGGGAGCTGGCCCCTGATAATTATGCCTTACCTGTGATCACATTTACGGTGATTGAAGATGCTGCGGTATCTAAAGATCGTAACGCTTACCGGTCGGTGGTGCGTTGCTTTGGTGAAACTTTAACAAGTGCCGCCCAGCTAGCAGAATTAGCAAAAACCGCGCTGAAAAATGCGCATCATAAATATAAAGGCGGGCAATCAGGCTATACAGATACAGAAAAGCGTGAGGGTTACGTTGAATTGAATTTTAACTTTAATATATAACACAATGGCAAACGAAAAAGTACAAAGCGGCAATTTAAGGTTGCTGTTGAATGATAAAAAGATTTTTGATGCAACGGGTTGCTCGCTATCCTTAGCGCGTGATACCAAACAACGTGCAGCAACCAAAGATACTGCAGCGGGGGCAACTACGAAAAGTACGCGCACCTGGTCAGCAACGTATAACGGGTTGGCGGTATATGCAAGTGATGGCAATGATGCGCATGACTTTAAAGCGCTGTTTGATTTATGGAAAGATGATACCGATGCCTTGGTTGAAGTGGAGTTTGTGCCAAACGAAACCGATTACGCATATTACTATAGAGGTGAGGGCATCTTAACCGCTTTAGATGGTACATTTAATGTTGATGAAGATGGCACCATTTCACTAACCGTTAGCGGTTCAGGTGATATTGAGGCGATTGATAAAACGGTTGAAGCGCCAGCAAGTAACTAAAGCATGAAAGTAACCAAGATAAAAGTAAACAATGTATCGTACCCAGTTAAATTTGGGTACGGTGCAATTCGTTTACTAGGTGGTATTTGGGGTATGAATGGCTTTGTACCTGTAGTTGAAAAGGTGGGTGGTATGATACCCGAGGGCAAAGATTTTGAATTGAGCTTTGACAACTTAGATACCATTGGTGATATTATTTGGGCGGGTATTGTAAATGCCGCAAAAGAAGACGAGACTGATGCTATTGATCGCACCGATACTGTTGATGCCTTCTTTGCTGATATGTCTTCAATCGCACAAATATTTGAATTGTTTATGCAGTCAATGCCGAAAGGCAACCAAAAAGAGGGAAAGCCCAAACCCCGCAAGTCGGGGAAAAAGTAAATCTCTTTTCTTGGGATGATGTTGAAGAAATTGCATTGGGCGAAATGCAAATGAGCGAAACCGAATTAGATCAAATTTCGTTACGTTCTTTTTTTAATAAGATAACCGGATTCAGAAAATTAGAACGCGATGCGTGGGAACGTACCCGAACGCAAACGTTTTTATTGCTAAGTCCGCATTTTGAAAAAAACGCAACGGTGTTGCCACAAGAGTTGATGCCTTTTCCTTGGGATAAAGAAATCACAAAACAAGTCGTTGACAAGGCTGCCGAAGCAAAAGAAAGTCGTGATCGCATATTTGCTGAGATCGATGCTCAAAAGAAAAATAAAGCCGCAGGGTGGGGCAGTAGGTAGCCCGCTCGCTTGCTTTGCGAGAGGCCGTTGGTTCGAACCCAACCCCTGCAACTAGAATAATAAATAAAAATACAATAGCCGAAGCGCATCATTTGCTGACATATCGATTCGATTTAATGCCGACCTAAAGCAGTTTAGTTCGCAGATGCAAAATGCACAGCGAAAACTAGATAAGGTTGGTCGTAAAATGCAGAAGCTGGGCGCTGGCCTTACGGTAGGGGTAACCGCCCCGCTTGTAGCCTTGTCTGCTATTGCAATCAAAAACTTTGACGAACAGGCGAAGGCTTTGGCACAAGTAGAAGCGGGGTTGAAGTCAACGGGCAATGCGGTTGGTTTTACAACAAAAGAACTTGAAAAGCAGGCAGAAGCCTTGCAAAATAATTCGTTATTTGGTGATGAAGTTATATTGAAAGATGCTACTGCGCAATTACTCACATTTACAAATATTACAGGCGAAGCGTTTTCGCGCACGCAACAGGCGGCCCTTGATTTGTCTACCCGCCTTGATGGTGATTTAAAAAGTGCTTCTATACAGTTAGGTAAAGCGTTAAACGACCCTATTGCTAACCTTTCTGCGCTTAGTAGATCGGGAATACAGTTTTCAAAAGATCAAAAAATATTAATAAAATCGCTGGTTGAAGGTGGTAAAATTGCTGAGGCGCAAGGGGTGATATTATCAGAACTTGAAAAACAATACGGCGGTTCGGCGAAAGCTGCTGCAGCTGCAGGGTTAGGGCCTTTCACGCAGTTTAAAAACATACTTGGTGATATTGCCGAAGATTTTGGCGCGATTATCGTTGATGGTTTGAACCCGTTAATTGTGTATTTAAAAGATGTGGCAACACGTTTTAAGAATTTATCACCGCAAACAAAAAAATGGATTGTCATATTAGGTGGGGTTGCTGCTGCTGCTGGCCCGTTATTGGCTTTGGCGGGTACGATATTACCGGCCATTGGCACAGGCCTCGCTTTATTGACCGGGCCTATTGGTTTGGTGGTTGCTGGTTTGGCGGCTATTGGCGTGGTAATCTATAAAAATTGGCAACCCATTAAAGCGCAATTGATAGAAATTGCGAATTATTTTATTGATCTATATAACGAATCTGCCTTGTTTCGTATTGCTGTTGAAGGCATTACGGCATCGTTCAAATCGCTTTGGGCGGTGGGTAAGTTTGTTTTTAATGCTTTAGGTAGTATCATCGCGGCAACAGCCACAAATATTAAAGCGGCGTTCGGTAATATTGGTGATTTTGTAAAGGCAATTTTAACGGGTGACCTTGCAGCGCTACCGGGTATTTTAGAAAAAGGTTTTCGCGAAGGTTTTTCTGCTGCAGGGGCATTGGTAGCAGATTTAGAAAATGATTTTAAAACACTTGAAAAATCGCTTGGTGAAAATATCGGTCGTGGTGTTTCTAACGCGCTTAGTACAAGAAAATATAAATTATTAGGCACTAATGTTGATACCCAAGGCTTGCAAGATAAAGTCGCAACAGCGGTACAGTCAGGTTTAGAAACGGGTGCCTCAAATGGTGGCCCTTTTACCCCGCAAACTGAAAAGCTAGAACTATCTACCCAGGGTCTTGTTGAGAATCCGTTAGGTACTATTGCAGAAAATTTAAAAGAATCTACCGAAGGTATTAAAATTGCACTCGCGGAAACCTCACAAGAGTTGACTGCCTTTCAACAGAATTCAGAAATTGTTGGCGGTGCTGTTGGTGATGCCTTTAGTAATATGACGAACCGATTTATTGATAGCCTTGGTTTGGCAGAAACAGGCTTTGAGGGCTTTGTAAAAACCTTAGCCCAAACGGTAACAAAATTAATTTCAATCGCATTATCGCAGGCTTTAGCGAACTCAATCGCTGGGGCAACGTCGTCAGGTTCTGCAACAGGCCCTGCGGCGGTATTTACAACCCCAGCATTTATTGCAACGGCCGTCGGTGGGGTATTGGCGGCCTTTGCTGCGATACCAAAATTTGCAACAGGTGGTTTTGTGCCTGGCAATTCCTTTTTTGGTGATACCCAATTGGCGCGGGTCAATAGTGGTGAGTTAATATTGAACATTGCACAACAAAAGAATTTAGCGGGTGCGATTAAAAGCAACGGCGGGGTGGTGGTGTTACAGCCTGAATTGAAATTTAGCAACCGTCAGTTTGCTATTGCATTAAATAGGGTTAATGAACTGAATGGTCGGGTATCATAATGGCGTTTTCTATCAACATATACGACAACGAAAAATTGCAATCAGCAACAGTGTTTGAACACGCTGAGGCAAATTCATTGGTGCTAACTTGGTTGGGCGGTTCGCATAAGCTACAAACTGTTTTAGGTAGTGAGTTTGGTTTTTCGATGGAGGTTACCAATTACCAAGATGCGTACTTTTCGCACCTCGCAACGCATGACGAACGCCGCTATCGGGTAACCATAGTGAACGAAGATACAACGGCAATTTTATGGCAGGGGCATCTATTGCCTGACCAGTATGAAGAACCGTTTACAAATGGGGCTTTCTTTGTTAATTTTATTGCAAGTTGTGGCCTCGGCTCGTTAAAGAATCAATTTTTACCCAATGACTTTTATATTGAAGAAAAATCGCTTATCGAAGTACTGGCGGCGATTCTCAAGTTAACAGGCTTGACGCTTGATATTTGTATGGCGCCAGCTTTAGTGAATAAGATACAACCGAAATGGCTTGATGCCATTATTGATACCTCGCAATATGCCTTGCAAAGTGGCGTAAATGATGCTTATGAAATTTTAAAGCAATTAATGGCAGCAAGTTTGTGTCGTATTCACCAGGTAGACAATGCCTGGTATGTTGTGGGCTTGAATCAATTGAACCGTTTTGATATTAGCTTTTCAAAGTACGATGCTGCAGGGGTTTATCAAAATGAGGTTATTGTTGCTCGCACCCCTAAAACGCCAACGTTTTATAATATACCGGTGATCACCGCAAATACGCCGAGAAAACGAATTTCGGTGTTTCACGATTTGAATTTAGAGCAGATTGATAAGGCGGTATACAAACAAGAAAATGATGGCTATGTTTTAGCGACTGATATTGAATTGACAAATCACGAATGGGTGTATTCAAATGTGTCATTTGTTCCGAAGTACAACACCCAAAACGGCTTAACCTTTTTTGCGCCGCTAACAACAACCCCAACACAAAGCATACGCTTACGTAAAGAGGTGTTAATTGCTGCAGGTTCAAAAATGGAATGGGTGGTAAAATTGTATTCAGAGTATGAAGGTTCTACGCAGGGCCGCAGCGATGATGATATTTTTCTTGATGGCGATTGGGTGAAGCTGCAGCCGTACGATATTTATTATACTGATGTGACTACGGGCAATGAAGTATTATTGTATAGCAATATTAATGGCACCGCGCCTGATGATCTGCGCTATCAATTAGGCTTTAGTAAAGACCGAAAGGCAGCGCTAGCAATTAAAATGATTGCGCCTGAAACGGCGTATTACAATATTCGATTTTATCAACCGCAGGGCGTGTCAGGGGTAAAGGTTGATCGCATTATTTTAGAAGAACTGCAGGTTGTTATTTTAGACCAAGAAGAAGAACAATACTACATAGACGAAATAAACGAAACTTATACCCAAGATGAAGAAATTGAAATCAGCTTGCATGACGATATACGAAAGCTAGAAAATTTTATGCGCTTGTCTCGGTTGAACGATGCAGGGGTTGTATATGATAGTGAAGTATTTAGCAATTTCAATACGCTAAACAATGAAGATGGTAATTATATTGAGTTATCGTTGGCCTTCTTAAAATTAGCTTTAGCAAATCCGTTATACGTTACCGTTAACAATACCCCGTTATTGATTATTGGTTTTGAATATAACTACTTGGGTAGTCAAGAAATGTTATTGCAATATGATGCAGATGATTTTGGCGGCTTGGTGCAGAATGGTGATAGTATTCGAATTGAACAACGGGCCTTTGCGCCGATACCAAACAATGTTGCTGAATGGCAATTATATACTGATGCTTTTTACGGTGTTTCGTTTGCGCGCTTTGGCGATGTGTATGCAAAGATAGTTCGTAATCTATATACAAAAAGTCACCCGATAATTACAGGCACCTGTAAGGGGTTTGTTAGTCCGCTTGATATGGTTTCCTTTCAATATCAAGGGCAAAAAACGCTCTACCCGCTTGATGTGGTTTGGTTGCTTGATCGTTATGAAAGCGAATTAATTTTAAGTCAAAATTTTTATGGTCAGGCGGTCACCGAAAACTTACCGCCAACGGTTGACGCTGGCGTTGATCAGGCTTTAGCCGCTGCAGATTTTGATACTACTTTGGTTGCGGTTGCAAATGATCCTGATGGTACTATTGTTACTGTTTTATGGGAGCAATTGAGCGGTGACGGTAATGTTCTTTTTGGGGCAACAGATCAGTTGACCACTACAATTGATGGTTTGATAGGTGACGCTTATGAGTTTGTGGTGACGGTGACTGATGATATAGGCTTGACTGCAAGCGATACGGTTCGTGTTACTCGTGCGGTAGATTATACGCTAGTATTAACGCCTGTTGTTGATTATGAAAATTCAGGGGCAGACGACCCACAGTATGATTTTCAGCGTATCGATCGCGAGTGGTATGACATCACTATTGAACCACCTTTAGAAAGTGATCAGGTGGTGCGGTTAACCATTGACGGCATACTGGTGAGAGATACCCCAGCATTTATAGCGGGGGCCTTGCCAACGGTCGTATTTACAATGAGTTATGAGTTTCAATATTTCGATGCTGGTGCTTATCAAATGGTGACGTTAATGCGCACCGGTGATGTGAAGCGTTTGGCAATGCAGGCAAAAGTATTCAACACCGCGCGGTTTGGCTTATACCCTGAATACGCTGAAAAGGTTCATGCTAAAGTACAAGCAGATATTACCGCTGAAATTGTCAGCGGCAAAGCGGGGGTGTTTACAAATGTACCGATACAAAAAATAGTTGAAGCAAGAAGATAAATGGCAAGCACACCAAAACATAAACTATTTATAGGGGTTAATATCGGCGGTTCGTCGTCATTGACAGGTAAAACCTTAGACCCTGATTTGGTGGGGTATGCAGATGCTAAGGGTGGTTGTTCAAAGTTTGACAGTTTGCTGATCACCTTTGATAGTTTATTGACTTGGGATTGTGACGACCCTATTGAAACGCTATTGGCTAAGGTAAATCGTAATTCATTGACTTTTGATATGACGGGTGTTAAGATGGATTCAGAAAATACAAAAATATACTAGATATGAGTTATCAAAAAATAGGATTAGGCAACACCCCTGAGGATGGTTTAGGTGATGGCTTACGAACAGGTGGGGCAAAAGTAAATTCAAACTTTGAAGAACTGTACAGTCGTAACTTTCGAATAGGTGATGCAATGGTTTCGCGGTTAGAGATTGATTCTGCTGTTCTTTCTTTAGATGCGTATAAAGTTGAAGATCGCACCTGGGGTTTTGTAGATGTCAACAAAACGCATTTTGTTGATGGGTATATACTAGCGCTGCCTTTTGCCTTTCCAACCGATATTGATGATACAACCAAGTTTTTTAAACTAACTGAAAAAATAAATATAAACTAATGAAAAAGATACTGATTATAGCATTGTTATTCTGCACCGGCATTGCTTCGGCGCAGTTTGAAGATTATTTGGTAATTAAACCCCGTGGTTTGGCACCAACAAACGCAGCTGTTGTGGTTGAAGGGGCGTTGTATCGTGATACAGACGGTGAAATATACCATTATAAGAACGGCAATTGGGTGGTACTAGGCAGTGGTAGCGGCGGCACAACATACACAGCAACAAGTCCTTTAGAATTAACGGGTACGTCTTTCGGTTTAGATATGACAGCTTTTGATTGGACTTTGAACAGCAATTTAGATGCCGCAACTTTCGATATTACAAACGCTAGAAATATATCAAACGGTAGTACAGGTGTCGATTTAGCAAGGATTAATCTTAGTGTTAACGGTCAAATTGCATTAGACGGTAATTTATTGTATGTACCTCATTTAGCAGAGACATCAAATCAAAATTTAATTATTATGCCTAATGGGGTTATCGATGCTGTGCCATTACAAGGTGCGCAAATCGCATCTGATGTAGCTATTGCTTCAATACCTACAATTGCTGGCACACAAGTTCAACAGGCTTTAGAAGAATTGCAAAGTGACATTTCAAATAGTACATCAAGCGGTGCTGAATTTTGGACACAAACGCAATATGATAGTATTGTTAATTCAGTTGGAGGTGTTGATCCTGATAAAACGTATTGGATTATTGAATATACAGGGGCATCGATTATACTTTTCAACGCTAGTGGGTCTACATACTCAAACACCGCACCAACATTAATTGCGACAACTACTACTGAAACTTTAAACGTAGCAGATGCCGAAAATGACGGACAAACTTATATTAAAGCTGATACAGGCAGTTATACAAAAACCGTTAATCGTGAAGGTTTAGGAATTACCAAGGTTTTAGCAAGTTCAAAAACAGGCTATGTGCGCATTGACAATGATGATGCTTTAAAAATTGGAAATGCCGACCAAACTTTACCCCAAAGTCATAGTATAGGTATGTTAATTCGGTTAGACCCTTCACAATTAGCAAGCTATACAGGTTCATTAGAATTACTTACAAGCAGCGATGCCAATTTCAAATTTCAAATAGGAGGGGATGGTGCAGCATTTCAAGAACAAAGACGACTTAATATTAAAAGAGGGGGTAGGGCTTCAAACGTTGCAACTGAATTAGTAGAATATTTAGGTGAAGAAAATGGATGGGGCAGTAATAGCCCGTCAATAGGGCTGTTTAAAACTTCAGGTGTTCAAACTGCCGAATGGGTTTGGGTTTGGACTATTGGTAAATCATCAAGTGATGAATCAACAAACCGAAGAAATATGCTTTACAATGGTGGTAGCAGCAATTATCAAACAAATAACAGCCAATTGATATTTGCAGGCTTACATGGTGAAAATACAAGTATAGGCAATTTGTTTAACAGAAGAGCAAATACGCCAACGTATGATGAAGGTGATACTGGTGATGGTATTTATCCAATCAGCTTATCATCAATTGACTTTACAATTTCAGGCAGTAGTACTTCAACTAGCAAGGTGATTGATATAGCGAGATTCGTAAAACTAGACTACGACTTAATGCCAAATGAAATTGCATTAATTTCTAACGGGGCGCACCCTGAACAGCTTAGACCTTTAACCGCTAATGAAGCGGTCTATGATTTTGGAAGCTTACCAACAGGAGTGACAATTACAGGCGGTACACCAGTTTTTAATCCTGATGAAACAAGCCCATTTGCTATGACTTATCACAATGATAATACAAACAATGTGGTTTTAACCTTTGCTAATTCAAGAGTACAATAATGAGAAAATTGAAACATTTATTTTTATTTGCGCTTACTTTTTTAATATCGTTTTCGGCATTATCGCAAACTGATATTCGAACGTTGCCACCTAAAACAGTTTTAGTAAAAGAAAATATCACTTTTACTAAAGATAATTTCGGTGTGTCTTACCACTATGGCAATGATGAGCTTGGTTTAAAAAATCACTACGGGCAAGGCTTTCCTGTACTATACGATTACACGCCACAAGACAACCCTTACCCCGATGCAGACATCATGCTTGACCAGTACAAATCTGCAACATGGCATCGAAATTTTTATCCTTCTGCGGAATCACTTTGGAATCCTACAAATGGACTTGGCTTAAATGCTTTAAAGGGCTTGCTAGATGAAGCTGATGTATTACATAATGCTGGTAAAAAATTACTTTGGACACCTGCTGGATTCTTTGATCATAACGGTTCTACTACTTGGGATGCGGCTTTGTTATCCGCAGATTTTGAACAAGAAATGTATGATTTTCACAACGATTTACTAACCAGCACATATACTAATGTTGGTGGACTTGGATATACATTTGCAAATCACCCAGCCATTGCAGGATACGAACCATTTAACGAGCAAATTAGAACATCTACAGCAAACACTTATGCTGATGTATATGCACGTACAACGAGAATCATTAAAAAATTATTCGAGCAATACAAGTCTGCTTGTAAAATCATAACCTTCACCGTACAAGGTGGTGAAGGCTCTAATTTAGTAAAGATTATGCGAGGTGATGCTGTTAGCATTATTTCACCAAAATTAGCTACAAATGGTGATGATGGTACAGGCAAAACAACTGCCGACTATTTAGATGTTCATGCGCACCATTATTATCAAGAAGGTTTAGAGACAAAATTTACCTATGACGCTTGGACTTCAAACAATGATTTTAGTTCTATTATCAACTACTACACGCATTTTGACCACGCTTTAGCCCCATTTTTTGCAGAAGCAAAATTCAATACAACCAGCCCGATATATGATACAGATATTTCAACAATACCGATTTGGAATACTGAAAGTGGTATATGCCCTGGAGAGTCTACAACCGCTTACAATGGAGGTATAAGATGGTTTATGTTTGATGAAGATGAAGCATTTGCTAATTTAATGAAATGGCTTGTGCCAATTTCATTTTATCTACAAGACGGTTCAGGGGGTTCAGGTGTCAATTTTGCATATAAAAGTGATCTTCCTGGAATTTCATATACTGGCAACTTAGGTACTAACGGCACAATTTCGAATGTGGTTGCTGGTTCGGGTGGTAAAATTAGAATAACAACATCAAAAGGTGCTGGCAGTCCTTCGGCACCTGTAAACTGGTTAGAAAATATGCGCATAGTAATTGAAGCACCTAGCGGGGGTTGGTCAGATTTAGGTTTGGCAGCTGGTGAAAAAAAACGCTATGTAACGCACGTAGTTGATGAAGCAAATAATATTCTTGAACTAAAAAATACGAGTTATACTGCTGCGCCAACAGGTACAATTAACTATACGGAGTATCAGCTATCGCACTCACCATACCCGGAAGAATGGAAAAAAATGATTGACATAATGATTTCAGGTGCTTGTTCATTTGGTTGGATTCCCTATGATGATGGTTCAATGGGGATTTGTATAGTCACCCCTGCTGCTACATATTACACAGACGAAAACGGAAACTTTAAAACATGGTAATGAAAAAAATAATCTTAATCGTATCGCTTTTTGCTTTTGTTTTTTCAAACGCACAAGATACAACGATAGTTAAAGCTTATAAAGGTGGTAAAGTATTTGTAATGCCGACGGCTGGCATAACTGATATTCCTGTAATGCCCGAAGCTGATTGGGATAGTGATCCGACAGTTGGCAATGTATTTTTAAAAATACCTGAACCAGCAGCAGCTAGTGGTGGTGCAGATTGGAATACAAATTTGACTAACATACCGACCCCTGTACAAAACCTAACAGGTACAAATACAGGCGATCAAGACCTTACAGGCAAGCAAGACAACTTAACGCTAACAACCACAGGCACAAGTGGTGCGGCTACTTTAACAGGTGGCACATTAAATATTCCTGATTACGCTAGTACTGTTGATCAGACTTTGAATTACAACTGGACAGGTGAAAGTAGGTTTAGCGGTTCATTTCAAATTGGTAACGCATCATCATCACCCAAAAATTATTGGAGAGGTTTTGTGAGTTCATCTTCTGGCGGTTCTGCGAATCATGGTGGCTTTGCTGTTATACAGCCATCTGGGAATACCAAACCTTTTTACGGTTGGGGTAATTTATCTACTGGCGTTGATGTTGGCGAGATAAAAGCAGATGGCGATATTGAATTGAAAATTGATGATGCTGGTTTGATATTGTCTAGTGCTGATGGCACACGATATAAATTAACAGTAAGTAATGCAGGGGCTTTGGTAATAACAGCACTTTAAACACAAGAAAATGAAAAAAATAATTTTAGCAATCGCATTAATAACATCTTTTCTATCATACTCACAAGATAGTATTATAGGTTATTACGTAGATAAAGATTTGAATAAAATTGGTATTCTTAGCGGTGGTGGTTCTAGCAGTTCAAGCACAAGTCAAGGCTACACATATTTAGATATTACACAAAACAATCAAAATTTAGTTTTTTCATCAACAGTTAAAACATGGGTTAGAGTTTTAGGTGATTACGATGTTGATTTACCTTCTAATATGCCAACAGGTTTGCCGGTAATTATTCAAGCAATGGAAGGTGTTACTGATTCTGTAAAAGTGAATATAACAGAAGACGTTCGATTTAGTGGTCTTAAAAACTATGCAGATGATCAAGGAGTTTCGGGCTTCTATTTACCACGATTAGAAAAAGCCTCAGTCACCGAAGATGATAATGATGTGAAAGATGTTAATTGTGTTTGTAATCCTTTATTCTCTAATTTATTTGGAGATTTCGCAGGTAGTGCAGCATTTCCATCCTCAACCAATGATGTTTGGACGGATGAAACAACGGTTACGATTACTAATGTATCAGGTAGCCCCACCAAATTTAGAGCAGTCTCGGTAAATACGGCTGGCTCAGATGTTGCGAAATTAGATTTAGGTGTTCTACCAACAAATGGTCAAACAGCAAGATTAAGGGGTAATGTATCAGGAATAGTAGGTACAGGCTTTACACACATAGCAGTACAACAAGACGGAGGTAGTGAGCAAGCCAAACACATTGCAACAGCAGATGGTGCGTTTGATGTTTCGGTAACGTTTGCGGCTGTTAACGGTAACAATCTATTCTTGTTAGTACCGACAGACATTCAAGTTGATTTTGATAGTGTAATTGTAACCTTAGAATAGAGTAAAATGAAAAAATTAACACTTGTTTTTTGTTTAATTTTCTTACAACTAGCAAATTCCCAAGACCGATATTCCTCAGCAAGTGGATCAGGTAGTCATAGTGGTCTTGACCAATCCAATGAATGGTCATATACTGAAATGGACGGAAATGCAACAGCAGGTATGACCGTTCACATGAAAGCTGGGCAAATATCTTCTAGTCTTGCTTTTAATAACAACGGCACAGTTTCAAATCCAATAAAAATTATAGGGTATTTAAACTCGCCAAATGATATTGTTTCAACCGATTCGCCTACTATGTCGCACACTTCCACATTTTCAAGCGCAAATATGCCTTTACTTAGAGGTTCAAGCAGAGCAAGCGGTACAGCTATTAATATAAATGGAGATTATGTTCATCTTGAAAACATACAAGTTGACACCTACAGATCAGGTATAGTAGCTCAAGGCGACAATGTTACTTTAAAAAATGTATTTGTTGGTGAATTGGGTGATTTAGGGCCTAATACACCAACAGTAATTTCAGATGATCTTTATTCAGGTTTTGCAATAACACCGCACGGAGATAACTTCTTGCTTGAAAATAGCGTCATGCGAAATGCAGGAGCAGAATTGCTAGTAACAAAAGGAGGTATTGATGGGGTGATTAAAAATTGCTACGGTTACGGAAATGAAGCCCAAAACCCAACAGATTATTACGTAAACATTTCAAATGGGTCAACAGGTTGGTTAGTCGAAGGAACAACAATGCACAGAACAGCAAGCTTAGTACATGGAGGTCATGGATTTATGGTAAAGTCAGACGGGCAGTATAATACTTTTAGAGACTGTGTAGCAATTGGTACACAATTAGAAGCAAATTTCGGTGGCGTTACCAACAATACTTGGGAAAATATAACGATGACAGGTTATGGAACAGACGGGGGAAATTGGCATACCCGAATATTTTGTACAAATGGTGCAAGTGATAATACGTTTAAAAATATCACAATGACAGATATTAATATTGCGATTGTGTTTGGTGACTATGACGATGGGTATACACCGAATCCCGATACAGATGAACTTGCAGGTGGTTATGACAATCATTTTGAAAATATAGTAGTAAATAATGTAGATCAATTTATATCTGGCACTTACGCGCCTAGCGTTACAGGTAGTGATACACACCCTTCATCTGGCAATAGTTTTAAAAATATAACTATTGACGAAGCAAGAATATTTTGCACTATAATAACAGACTGGTCAGATTTCACTTTTGAAAATATTGGTATAAAAGAGCTAACAACGAACTTGTTATTTAATTTAGGTCCAAATGGCACAAAGACGAATTTTACGTCAACTGATTCTAAGTATTATTTAAGAAACGGTAGTGGTACTGACACAGGATGGTCACAAACAGGAGACCCTTTACTGGCTAGTAATACACCAGTAATTTCAGATGATTACATACTACAGAGTGGTAGCCCTTGGATAGGTTCAGGAGCAAACGGGAAAGATGTAGGGTATCAATTTATTGTAGGTGCACCAACTTGTTCAGACGGTATTCAAAATGGAACTGAAACAGGTATTGATTGCGGTGGCAGTTGTGCGCCATGTGTAGACCTTAATTCAATTTTAATCCTAAAACAAAAAGCCCGACGAAGGGCAAATAATATCATAACAACATTTTAGATATGGAAGAAGTAAATACATTTTTTGGAGAACACGCTTTAGATATTTGGGGCAGCGGTATTGTATGGACTATCATAGGAATATTTGCAATAAAGATATACTACTTAGTCGCTGGGGGTGTTACTCTTAATAGTTTCAGTTTTAAGTATTGGATAAACGAAAACTTTTTTGATGTATTGTTAGGCTTTGTCATGTCGCTATTGATTTTAAGGGGCGGTGATGCCTTAGTTCATTGGGGGCAAAATAAACTTGGTTGGACTATTCCTGATACACAAGATTTTGTAATAGTAATGATTGCAATAAGCGGTTTGTTGCAAATATTTTTACATAAAATAAGAAAACCAGCATCCGAACGAATGGAGCAACAAAGACACGTACATAATGAAAATTGTAATCACTAAACTAGCGTTAGATATTTTGAGTATTGACATAATAGAGTGGGTAAAAAATCTAGGTTTTTTAGCTACTGGCATATTCACGATTTATAAACTTTTCTTTGAAAAAAAGAAGAACGAATTAGGTCTTGACAGTAGCACTATTAGCCTACTAAAAGAAATTCAAGAGGTAAAAGATGGCGAAGTCAAAAAACTGATTGAAGATTATAAAGAAGTGCTAAGTAATAAAGAGGAGTTAAAAAAACTACTAGAAGAGCAGAACCAAATACTTACTAAATATCGTAGACGCAACATCTATTTAGAAAGCGTACTAAAAAAGAAAGATATAAACTTTGAACCTTTTAAGGAGTTATGAGAGAGTTTTTTAACTGGTGGAATACCAACGCTAATAGTGACCAGTATATGACAATGCTGCAATGCGCAATGGATGATTTACCTGTTATTGCAATGGTAAATTTATTTTGCTTTGGCATAGTTATACAGTATGGTGATGTTGCATTGCACAACTATAGAGTATCAAGAAAATACCCTGCTTCAAACACAAAGAAGTACCTACTTCTTTTTACGGCTGTTTTCGTTTTCTGCCTGTTTTCGGGCTATGGATATAGAATATTATCGACTTGGACTAACCCATACAAGTTATTGGCGTTGATGCTGCTGATTTTAAATGTTATGACCTTCTTTTTTAGAAAGTACATGAAACAAACCAAGGCAGTAGAGAATCTTTATGAGAGTGAAAAATGGGCAATGGAAAAACTCGCTTCGATTCACAACGAATTAGAGCAAAAACTATCTAAAGATTTTGGCAGTAGTGAGAGCATTCAGTCTATATCTATGGAGGATTTAAAGGGTTTAACTGTAGGTAAATGGTATAAGGTTGAGGGTGTTGATGCGTTTTACTCCCCTTTAGATTTAAAAGGCGATAAAATAAAATTTAGAACTATAATTTTTCCACACCAATACTTTGGTTGGCACGAACACCCTTGTTGGGAAGCGTGTTATGTTAACGAGGGTGCGTTACTGGATGTGCAAGGAGGTAAGAAATATGGAGTAGGTGAATGGCTAATGTTTGAACCTAATGTGCAGCACAACCCCGGAGCAGAAATTTACACAGATATAGATGTTTATTTTAGTGAAAAAAGATTAGAGTTATGAAAGGAGCAAAGTTATACGCAGCTATTTTAACCCCATTAGCTTTATTCTTGGGAGTAGTAATGGCGGTTTTTAATTGGAACGAAAGCTGGTCACAAAATCACTTGTCAAATTATGACCCTTTTTTATACATGACTTTGTTTTGTATCGCAACTGTTTTTATGATTGCATCGTACAACCACCCTGATAAAACCCGTATGATTTTTGATATTGGTAAAAACGTGCGACTAGAGCATATTTTAAGATTAACCAGTATGCTTTTTGGCGGTGTAATTTGCTTTGGTGTGAATAGTCCGTTATGGACAGTTGAAACTTTACATTTAGTCTTTACAGGGTTAGCGATTGCATCGGGTTATGCTATGATTATAACGTATGCTGAAACAAAAAAAGGCAAGACTTATGCTGTTATCGGTTCGATACTTGGTGTTTTAGGTTTTCTAGGGGCGTTTGTTTTCCATTGGTATTCAATTGCGCTAGGTGAAGTGTTCGCAACTATTCCCTTTGTGGTTTGGATGGGTATTACTTGGATATTTAAAACCCAAAAATGAAAATACTACTGATTTTGCTGGTTTGCTTCAATTCTTTTTCACAAGAACAAATTGAGCGCTTTGAATATTTTGATGCGGTATATGATAGCGTAGGTACTCATAAAGTCGAGTACTACCTTACAACTGCAATGATTGAAAAAGACAGAAGTTTAAAATCAAGAGCTTTCCGAGTGTTTAATGGGTTTCGAACATCTGACTATACTAATACTGGTTTTGATCGCGGACACCTCGCACCAGCAGATACATTTTCGTTTAGTGACTCAGCTTATTACGATACATATTCTCTAGCTAATGTTGTTCCGATGAAACCTTCGTTAAATCGTCAAGCATGGAAGTATTTAGAATTTTACGAAAAGCGCATAGCTTTAGTGTATGGCTGTATTAATATTGAAATAATGGTAGAGTATAGCGATACAATAGTCGGCCGGCTTACAATACCAAAAACATTTACTAAAAGGTTAAACACTTGTGCCGGAGAAACTATTGGCACCTTCAAATTTGATAACTTATGAAAGCGTACGAAATTGCATTAGAATTGTATGGCCTGCAAGAAACTTCGGGTTCTTTATCAAACCCTGATGTTGACCGCTTCTTTAAGTCGTTCGGTTTTGATCTTGACGATTCGTATGCCTGGTGTTCTGCTTTTATGAATTGGTGTCAGCGTGAAGCTGGTAACCCTTACACAAAAAACCTTGCTGCGAAAAGTTGGGTGCATTGGGGTAATCGTGCTTATAGTCCGCAACTAGGTGATGTGGTTGTATTCCATCGGGGTAACCCAAACGATTGGCGAGGTCATGTTGGGTTTTATATAGCTGAGCGTAACGGAGTGATTTATACCCTTGGCGGTAATCAATCGAATCAAGTAAAAATATCGGGTTATGCTAAATCAAGATTGTATCAATACCGAACGCTATGAACACAAATACAAAATTAATTGCAGCCGCAGCAATTATATTGCTTATAGGGGTTTGTGTTGGTTATTTTGGAGGTCGTAAGTTCAATAGTTCGCGTGACTTTGAAAAAACTATTGATAGTATACAAACGGTCAATGCTGTTAAAGACGAAATGCTACAAACGCTGATTGAAAAAAGCAACGAAAAACTGAGACTGCACAACACAAATATAAAAAAAAATGAAAAGCATTATCAAAATCACATTGATCAGTTTTTTACTGATAAGCAATTGGACAGCATTAAGCGCTCAGGCTACAATTATCTTAAATAGATCGGAATACACAAAAGACGTATTATCTTTTGAAAAAACGGCAAAAAACCTAAAAGAGGTTCAGGGTAAGTTGGTTGAATTGCAATTAATTATTGACGCACAAGGGGTTCGCTTGGCTGAAATGCCAAAGGATTTTGATATAGCATTATTGAAGGTAAAAACGGCGTATGATGATTTGGTAAAAAAATCAAAGCGCCAACGGTTTTGGGCATGGGTTAAGGGCTTGCCGGTTGGCGCTGCAATTATGGTGGTTATTTTATTATTATAACTTAAAAGAAAGTAGTTTTGACCAATCGTCAGGGCGGTCGGCATCGTTCGCGTGAATATATTTTTGAATTCCTTCTTTACTTTCATGGCCTGTGATGCGCATTAAATATTCAACCGCCTCAATTTTACCCATACCTTGATTTTTTCGAAGTACTATATAGGTGCCTGTTATGAAATTGTGACGAAATGAGTACAGCCCGTACTCGCTACCCAACCCTAATTCTTTTTTAATTTTCAAAAATTCGCGGGTGAAAAATTCACGACGGCCCTTATCGTTTCTTTTCCATTGTGCGGGTTTTCGCTGTGGGGTAAAAAGGTAGTCGTTAGGTTTTCCGCTTTCGGTTAATTTTTTGAGTTCATTAAAATAAATATTTGGAATGTACTTTGTTTTACCTGATTTGGTTTTTTGGTTGAAATACATTTCACGCGCTTTGAGATCAATATCTGACACTTTTAATCGGTTTACCTCTATGGGTCGCAAAAAGTTATATGCAACGATTTTGATATACAATAATAGGTGTGGGTTAGTTTCTTGTAAATGTTTTGAAATCTCTTTCATTTGGTTCATTGTAAAGCGTCTATCGGTTTTTGATTTAGTAGCTAGTTTTTTAATGTCGGTATCTATAAAATTACGATCAATTATAAAGGTGTCTTTGAGATCTGAAAATATTGCGCTCAATGCTGACCTGGTATTGTTGCGGGTTCGCGCTGATGTTCTTTTTAAAACTATTGAAAGGTAGTTGGTTACAATTCTACGGTTGATGGTTTTGATATCTGCAGCGGCTAAGTTTTTGGTTTGTAGGTAATCGATGAACCGTTTTATTTCGGTACGGTAATCGCGAAAAGATTGAGCGCCAACGGTATTTTTTTTGCTTTCTAGGGCGTCATTTAGCGCTGTTATAGCTGGCACGAATTCGGTTGACTTGTTTACTGGCGTAGTTTTTTGAAATGGATTTATTCCTTCGTTAAAGGTTTCGATCATCGCTTTTTTATAGGTTCGCATGAATTCAATTCGCTCACCTGCAGTTTTTAGTCTGTTGACGCCTGATTTAATATGTGGTTGTTTTTCTAGTAGTCCGGTGACGGGGTTGCGATAGGCCCATCGAATATACCAGTCTTTTTTTAAGGCTTTATCGCGTTCAATTTTTGGACTTTCTGACCATTTAGCCCAGGTGATGCCACCGGTATAAAATGTTATAGAATAGGTTTTTTTCACCTTATTAGGTAGTACGTTTAGTAGTACGTTTTTGTTTAATTGTTTTAAAAAAGTCAAGCGTTAAAGGTTGTAAACCCTTGTATTGCTTGACTTTATTGCTGTAGCGAGAGCGAGACTTGAACTCGCGACCTCCGGGTTATGAATCCAAAAAACAATATTTTAGTCTAGCAAATACAGGGGGTTTGGGTTGTTGTTATACCTTAAAAGTAGTACGTTTAGTAGTACGAAAAAAATTAATTTTCGATTTCACCCTTTTTTAACGCTAATTCGTAGTCTATATCGACTAAGGCCCCATAACCTTTAAATGAAATGTATGCTCTATTTGTAAAGCGTTTGTCTTTAAATGTTCTTATTTTATGTACCACAATTTCGCGTCCTTCTAAAAATACCGCTGCCTTTCGACCTAACTGAGTAATATGATTAAAACCATTATCTGACGAGGGGGTGTTTATTTTGAGGGTGTCGCCAATTGTGATGGTTTTGCCTTCTTTTGTGATGTAGGTTTTGTACTGCTTTTTACCGTTTTGAATTTTTCCGTACGAAGCCGTTTGAGCTTTGATCGTTAAAGGAATAAATAATAAAAATAGTATAAATAGCTTCATGTTAGTTGTTTAGGGTAAAAGTAAGAAATATATATGTATTGAAACGGAGGGAAACCTCCATTTTTGAAAATTAAAACCTCTATTTTTATATGATTTTTATTGGTTGCAATTGCGCTTGAACCTCTTATATTTGGAGTCCTACTTGGTGCATAAGTGCTTTATAAGTTTTTCCCTTCATTTTAAAATGGATATATAAGTGTTAGTAATTTAAGGTTATTATAAACCTTAAATTATTTAAACATGAAAAAAGTACTATTTATTATTGTATGCGCGGTATTGTTGGTTTTTGCAGTCTCGTCGTGTGAAAAAACAGAAATTGAGAATGATGAAATTTCAATCGATAAAGAAGAAGTCGAAGAGGGCGACATTTAAAAATCTTATAGCCGCAATATGTATTTTGGGGCTTTCATTTTTGCCGTATGTACACGATTTCGAAATGTTTAAAGGGGCGAAGGGCTTTAGTGGCTTTTCGTCCTTTCGTGTTGGAATATATTTTGTTTGCCTTTTTGTGGTGGCGATTTCGGGTTGGGGGTTGGCGTTTTTAAATTCAAAAAATAAACAATATCGCTTTGTAATATTGGCGCCGATTTTTATGCTTTCATTTCAATTGTGTATTTATCTACTTGATGTACGGCAATCAAGCGTAAATCAATTTAATTTTAAGGTTTTGGTTAATCTAATTGTTGCGGGGTTGTTGGTCGGCCTATATTTTTACGGGGCAAAAAAGCGGGTTCATTGATGAATATTTATAAAGAGATTATTGTGTATTTGCAAAACCGCGACGAATATACTGAAAGCGAGCGCAAAGAAATCAAAGATTCACTACGTAAAAGGTTAAACGATTTAGTTGACGGGATTGACTTTATTAATAAATTATGATTTTGATTTTTTTGCTGGTTTTAGGTCGTCTATTTGAAGGGCGGTTTGTGTGTTTAATTTAAGTAAAGTCTGCAATAATTCGCCGCTTTCTCGCTTCTGATTTTTTAATTCAATTAGGTTATATTCTACATTTTTACGTATTAAATTCAAGGTCGGTTCTAATTTATCAACAACCTTTTCTGCTAAAATCTCTTCAAATGTTAGTCGTTTATAGGTTTCTGTAGGGTCATTAACCTGATCTTTTTCTGTTTTTTTCTTGTGGCTTTGTCCGTTTCCGGTGACAAGCCAATTCATGTCAACATCGTCAAACTTGTTTGCAATATCGCATAGAATTTGGTACGAAGGACTGTTATTTTTATCTCTTTCAAGCCGATAAAGCTTTTCAGGCGACCTATATTCAAAGTGTTCACTTAATTTCTTTACCGACTTAATGCCATGATATTCAGCTACTTGCATTAATCTTTCAAAAAAGTTTGTCATAATTTCCAAATAAGTTTGCAATAATTCAAACAAGTTTGTAGTTTTGTTATCATACACCACAAAGTATAAAATACTGGTGATATAATAAAATGTAAACCCAAAAATACCTAATAATGGCGATGTTGAGTAAAAGAGAGTCCGAATTAATGGTTGACCTGATGAAAGGGTTATCTGCAAAGCAGATAGCGGTTAAAAATTTTATATCAACGCATACTGTAAATACGCATTTAAAAAATATGAAGCGAAAATTGAATGCAAAAAACAATGTTGATGTGGTTGTTAAATATCTGCAAAATTTAGAAAATCCGACTGCTTATTTGCATCAAATGATTGTGGTTGTTGTTTTTGTTTTTCTGCAAGGTTTTGCTATTATATCGAATACTGATACAGCTGCGCGGCGCCCAATTTCTAGGGTGCGAATTTCGAGAGTTGTAAACATTAAAATATAGTTATGAAAGAAATTGACGAGCAGTTAAAAGGGCTAACTGAAAAGGAGCAAATAAAACTCTTATACAAACACGTAGGTCGGCGGGTGACATTTATTGAAGCAGCTGCGGTTGAGTTTGATCGTTCGGTGAATACTTTAATTAATCATTGGTTCGCGAAGTTTTGGCAAGTGCCAAAATCTGAGATTGAAGCGGTGAAATTGTTTACATATAACTATGTAAAAACTATCAAAGAAACTAAAACCCTTACTGAAATATGAAACTATTAAATCAAATTAGCTTGATCTTTTTTCCGTACCTGTTGACTATGGCGTCAGCATGGTTTTTTAAATCACAAAATCACCTTTTGGGTATGCTGTTTTTTCTTTTTGCGGCTTTGGCATGGGTGGTTGCGATAGGTCACTATTTTAAAAATTTAACGAACGATTAAATCTTAGACTATGAAACGATTTTTTTCATTTTATGCAACTTGTTTGGTTCTTTTTTCTTGCTATTTAGCCTATATACAAGAAACGTTTTTTTGTGTGGTGTCAATTGGTATGGCAATGATTTGTTATGCTTTGATTATTTGGGTTCATGTTAATAATTCTAAAACGTATACAGATGGCATTTAAAATAGGTGACAAAGTAGTTTGTATTGCAACGAATTGGGCGTTGTGGGATGGAGAACATTTTAGCGGCAATAATCATTGCGGGCCGCAAGAAAATGAAATTATGGTAATCTCTCGCTTGAAATATTTTCAAAATAAGCAATGGCTGCAGTTTGATGAATTTTCTGCAGATGCTTATGACCCTGATAATTTCAGAAAATTGCACGACGAAACTGTTGAGGCAATTATAAAGCAAGTAACTGCAAAACCTGTATTTATAAACTAATGAACGCCCAAACCGCTTTTAATATTCTGCAGCCGCTTTGCTTGTCTACGAAAGACAAAAAAGAGCTGGCTGGGCTGTTGAACGGGGTAAGGGTGTTGAGGGCAAAGAAAAAAGGTATTTCTATATCCTGGGCTAAGCATGATTTTAAAAACCGATTGACTAAATGCAAAATTTAATAACACGCCACAACTGCAGCGTTGGTAAGGTTTATGACGCGAACGGTAAGCAATATATAGCAATTGAAAATAGATATTGCACCGGTCAGCCTTGTATGCCTAAATCTATTTTAGGGGCTGCTTTTGAGGGTTGTGAAAATTGTAAACGAACATTTTAAATTAAACTATTAATTATGAAAAAAGTAAAGCAAGAGTACCCGCGTACAAATGATATTGGTGTAAATATTGAAGATAGAATAAAAGACGGGTTGACTCTAGTTTTTGACTCTATGTTTAAGGCTTTAGAAGTGGCGCGAAATACAGGTAGTTATGTTTATTGGGTCTATGAAAACGGAGAAACAAATGGGCAATATGCCGTTCCTAAGTAGTGGTTAGGTATGGAATTTCTACCAGTTTTTTATATCCTGGTAGTTTTTTTTTATTCGGTGATTCAAGTAAGATTGAAAAGCGGTTTACTTATAAAAATGGTAATGTTTTTCACCTTAAAGGTGTTGTTTTTAGTAATGACGAACGTGATTATATAGTTAATTATTTTAAGAAGTATGAAGATAGGATATACAACGATAATGCATGAAAAAAGGATGCAATTAGGGCTCAATATGAATGAGTATGCATTTCTTGACTTGGTGTATCGTTTAAGTACCAACCCAAAAGCGCCAATCACTGGTTGGTGTAATATGAAAAAGCAAATGATTGCTGATTTTTTAGGATTAGATAAACGTACCGTTATGCGTATTTCTAGTAGACTTTTTGAAGCTGGTTTTATTGAAAAATCACAGGGTGGTACTTTGTTAAAAACTACGGAAGTTTGGTTTGATGATGTGGATAATGTTAATGTCACTCGGGGGGGCAAAGTGTCACCCTTAGGGGGGCAAAGTGTCACCCTTGGGGGGGCAAAGTGTCACCCTTCTATATATAAGGATGAGAGTAATATAAAGAATAATAGAGAGAGTGAAAGCGCTCTTGATTTTTTGAAAATCTATTGCCCTTCAAAATTAGAGGCTTTTGAAATGCAATACAAGTCTGAAATAAAAAGCTATGAAAAGTTTAAAGATGATTTTAACTCAACAGTTGAAATTGAACAACTGCCTTATGTGCAAAAAGTTATATTAAATCGTCTTTTAAAATACGCGAGAAATTGGACGCAAAACCAAAGCAGATTTCAACTAAAACAAGATCAAACAATTCGTTCACACGAATTACAAACCAACCCGAACTATGGCAAAGCAATCTGATTTGAATAAAGGTAAATTACCGCCACAGTCAATATCAATGGAGGAGGCTGTAATTGGTGCAATGTTAATTGATAAAAAGGGTGTTGACGAGGCAATGGTTGTAATTCGTTCGTCAGATGTGTTTTATAAACAAGAAAACATACACGTATTTGAAGCGATGTTGCAGCTTTACAATTCAGGTAAGCCAATTGATTTGCTGACTGTTTCGCAGCAATTAAAATCAATGAAAAAACATGATGCCGCTGGCGGGGATTATGAATTGATTCGATTAACGCAAAAGGTGGCGTCTTCTGCGCATACAGAATATCATGCCCGTATAGTTATGCAAAACTATATTAAGCGTCGTGTAATTTTAATGAATCATCAAATTGTAAGCTTGTGTTATGACGAAGCAACTGACATATTTGATTTGCTAGATAGTTACCAAAAACAATTCGATGGTTTGGTTGACTTAACAACCACAGGCCGACAAACGATCTCGTTTTCAACCGCTCTTGATACATTGAAAAGTGAAGTTGAATTGCTTTCTGCTAATACTGATGAAGTGCCTTTGGTTGGTGTAACTACCGGTTTTAAAAGAACGGATAAACACACGGGCGGTTATCGAAAACAAAATTTAGTGATTATTGCTGCCCGCCCTGGTATGGGTAAAACTTCAAAGGTTCTAAAGATGGCGGTTGAGAATGTAAAGAAAGGTTTGCCGGTTGGTATGATTTCTTTGGAAATGTCAGTACATGAGTTAACCGCCCGAGTAGTGGCGATTGATACGAGCTTTCACTTAAAGCAATTGTTAAAAATTGGTTTTGAACAAACGATATATTTTGAGCGCTATGATGCACACGCAGAAAGAATGAGAGAATACCCGCTTTACATTGACGATAGCGGTGCGAACGATATTACTGAAATTGTGATCACCGCAAAAATGTGGCGTAGAGTGTATGGTATTGAGGTTTTGATTATTGATTATATACAATTAATGGGAGACCGTTCGGTTCGTGGCAATCGCGAAGGTGAAATAAGTTCTATATCTCGGCGCTTGAAAAGGTTAGCAAAAGAACTTGATATACCTATTGTGGTGTTGTCGCAGTTATCACGAGCAGTTGAAACCCGAGGAAGTTCTAAGCGTCCAATATTATCTGACCTTAGAGAGTCGGGGGCTATAGAGCAAGACGCTGATATTGTTGAATTTATATACCGCCCTAGGTACTACAATTTAGATGTTTTACAGGATGATTATGATGATCAAAAGTTAAAGAAAGCGGTTGCATTAGGTGCTGATAGCGAAATAATATATGCAAAATATCGTGGAGGCTCAACAGGTACGGCAATGTTAAAGTGGGTTGGTGATAAAACAAAGTTTGTTGATGTTGAAGATGATAAAGATGTAGTCGAATACATTGACGAAACACCTTTACCGAAGATGGCGCCGAGTGAGGCGTTTGATACTAATGATAATACCGTATTTGATGCCAAATAAGCCCGAACGTAAGAAGAAACCTTGGCAGACTGATCGCGTTGCGTTCGGTCGTCGAAACAATAACAACCATAATTTTTACAACGCTAGTCGCTGGCGGCGTGTATCAATAGCGTATCGCTCGGCGAATCCTTTTTGCGAATGTGATAAGTGTGTTAGTGCTGGCTTGTTTAAGCCCGCCGAAGTGGTTGATCATACAAGGGGGTTGCAATTTCTTTTAGATAATGGGATTGACCCGTATGATTGGAATGAATTAAAAAGTATGACGCACGCTTGTCACAATAAAAAGTCGGGTCGTTCGGCACATGATAATAAATTAAAAAAATAGGGTATAGGGGTTAAAACACCTCGATATAATAAACACAAACAT